GTTCCCCTGAGCCCATCGGGCTACGGCCGGGGACGTGGGCTGCGCTTCCCGCTGGCTGGTGGCAGTGCGGGCATGGAGACGTACCTCAATTCGTACAAGCGGTCCGGGACGGTCTTCTCCATCGTCTCGTTGCTGGCCGAGAAGTCGGCCACACCCAAGTGGAGTTTGTTCAGGAAGCAGCCGGTCGACGGGCGTCGCCGATATGCCAGCGGAGATCTCGGGTCGGACATGCGTACCGAGGTCGTGCAGCATCCGGCGCTGAAGCTGTTGAACAAGCCCAATGACTTCTTCTCCAGGATGGAATTCTTCGAGGGCTCCAACCAGCACGCCGAACTGACCGGCGAGACGTTCTGGGTGCTCAACCGCGAGAACGCGCTGAACATGCCCACCTCGATGTGGTACGTGCGTCCCGACCGGATGGAACCCATTCCCGACCCGGATTTGTACCTGGTGGGCTGGATGTACACCAGCTTCAGCGGTGAGCAGATTCCGCTGCGCCTGGACGAGGTCATTCAGGAGAAGCGCCCAGACCCGCTGGATCCCTACCGTGGGTTTGGCCCAGTGGGCGCCATTCTGCCCAACATCGAGCAGCAGCGCTACGCCACGGAATATCAGCGCAACATGTTCATCAACGGCGCGGATCCCGGTGGTGTCATCGAGACGCCCACCACGCTGAGCGATCCCGAGTTCGAGGAACTGGTCGATCGCTGGCGGGAAACCCACCAGGGCGTCGCTCGCGCTGGTGCGGTGGGTGTGCTGGAGAACGGCGCGAAGTGGGTCGCGAATTCCCAGACAAATAAGGACATGGAATACGGGCAATTGCGGTTGGCTAATCGCGACGAGCTCCGCGAAGCGTGGCGCATCCACAAAGCGATGCTCGGCACCAGTGACGACGTGAACCGGGCCAACGCCGAGACCGCCGATGAGATCTTCAACAGCACACTGACCGTTCCCCGGCTCAACCGTCGGCGGGAAACGCTGAACACCAAGCTGCTGCCGATGTTCGGCCCCGGTTCGGATCAGATCGAATTCGACTACGAGAACCCGATCACTCCGGACCGCGAGCAGGAGAACGCCGAGCTGACCGCCAAGACGGCTGCCTTTGCGGCATTGGTGGACGCCGGGGTCGACCCGCACGACGCGGCCGACGTGGTGGGCCTGCCCGACATGGACATGGTCGAGAAGGCCACTCCGGCACCCGCATTGCCGCCTGGTTGGGTGCCTGCGGCGCCGACGGCCGAGCCTGACCAACAAGATCCGGCGGCACTCGCTGCCTTGTTCCGGCACCAACTACGCCCTTTCACGACCCGTGCGCTGCCGGCTGCCGCGCAGAATCGGAGGCGGTGAGATGTCGACCCAGAAGCAGTGGTACCGCATCCAGAACCTGGCCACCGGCATGACCGACGTGTCCATCTTCGACGAGATCGGATTGTTCGGTGTCACGGCACAGGACTTCCTGGCGGATATCAGCGGAATCCACGGCCCGATCAACCTGCACCTGAACTCCGGTGGCGGCGAGGTATTCGAGGGCATCGGGATCTATTCCGCCCTCAAGCAGCGCGGTGGCGTGTCGGTGACCATCGACGGGCTGGCCGCGTCCATCGCGAGTGTCATCGCGATGGCGGCCGATCCGGGCAAGCTGTCCATCGCCAAGCGGGCCTCGATGATGATTCACGACGGCTTCGCCCAGGCGGTCGGCAACGCGGCAGAGATGCGGCAGATGGCCGACCTGCTGGAGCAGCAGTCCCAGAACATCGCCGAGATCTACAGCGACCGCACCGGTAAGCCAGCCGACTACTGGCGCACCCAGATGAAGACGGAGTCCTGGTACGTCGGCCAGCAGGCCGTGGATGCGGGCCTGGCCGACCAGGTGGTCGACGGCGCCACCGGCTTCCAGGCAGCCGCCACCGTGGCGCCCACGGCCCGGCTGGCCGCCCGCACCGTGATCGTGGTCAACGCCGACGGCGGCCATGCCCCGATGACCGGCACCCACAGCCACAGCCACGACGGCGTGAGCGCCCACGAGCACACCCACGACGGCGACGCCAGCCACTCTGCCGCGCAGGCCGTCCCCAGCCCGACCGACCGGGCCCGTGCACTGCTGCTGGCCAACGGCTTCAGCGAGACCGAGACAGCCGGCCTGCTGGTCGCTGAGGGCGGCAGCGGCGGTGACAACGGCTGGGTCGACCGAGACGGCAAGTGGGTGTTCGACCCCGACGGTGACGGCGACGATGACGCCACGCCGCAGGGCGACACCGACCACGACTACTTCGGCGCGGACGGCGCGCCGGTCCCGGGCAAGAAGATCCCGCCCAAGCCCGACCGCGCCCCGACGAGCAGTGCAGCAGCCACGACCGACGCCAGCGCCATCACCATCTACAACGACGGCAGCTCGGTGGACAACAGCGCCTGGGACGCCAGCAAGGCGTGGCACGCCGGAGCCAACTCCGACGACCCGGGGAAGTTCTACGCGGCGATCTGTGCCGGCCGTCGTTCTGGTGAGCCGGACAAGCAGTCCTCGTGGGCATTGCCCTTCAAATACAGCCCGTCCTCACCGCCCAACGCGGCTGGTGTGCGGGCGGCATTGGCTCGCCTGGGTTCCACCGAGGGCCTGACCAATTCCGACCAAGCGAAGTCCCTACTTGAGGGACTGATGAAGAAAATCAATCCGGACCATGAGCCATCCAATGTGGATACCAGCGTGCTCTCGTCCTTGTTCGTCTTGGCTCTGGAAGGAGCACGATAATGGCAGTGAAGCTGGCCATTCCGACCACGGCTGACGGCCTGGCGGAGCTGGTGTCCGACGCGGCCAAGGTCAAGGAGTATTTCTCTACCGAGGCGGTGGCCAACGGCGACACCAAGAAGTTCCTGGACGCCTACGCGGCCGAGTACGGCAAGCGCAACCCGGACACCGTCGATGACATTAAGGACCAGGTCAAGTCGGTCTTCTTCGACATGATCCGGGAGAACGGCATGGGCGGCAAGCCCGTGAACGACCTGGGCAAGATGCTCCAGTTCTCCAATGGTCGCCCGACCCTGAACCTGCACGGTGACGGCACCGCGATCGTGGCCAAGGGTCGTGGTGCGGTGTACAACCGGCTCGCACCGGGCGCCGCGTTCGAGAACAAGTACCGCAAGGAAGACCGGTTCGATTCGATCGGCCAGTACTGCCAGGCCATCCGCGAGGAAGCCCGTCCGACCGCAGCGGCCAACCGCAAGGACCTGCTCCAGAAGCTGGAGAACGTCCGCGAGTTCCAGAACAGCTTCGGCAGCGAGGACCCCGGTGCCGGCGGCTTCCTGATCCCGGAGATCATGCGGTCGGAGATGCTCCAGCTCGCGCTGGAGGAATCGATCGTTCGGTCGCGGGCCACCGTGATCCCGATGTCCACGCTGCGGGTGCCGGTGCCCACCGTGGACGACACCAGCCACACCAGCTCGCTGTTCGGCGGCGTGGTCTTCTCGTGGACCGAGGAGTCGGCGGCCCTGGCCGAGAGCCAGGCCAAGTTCGGTCGCGTCGTGCTCGACGCAAAGAAGCTGACCGGCTTCTTCAAGGTCCCCAACGAGCTGCTGGCCGACGCTCCGGCGTTCAGCTCCTGGTTCGACACCCGCATCCCCATGGGCCTGGCCTGGACCGAGGACCTGGCCTTCATGACGGAGACCGGTGCCGGCGTGCCGGAGGGCTTCATCGGCAGCCCCGCGTACATCAAGGTGACGCGCGACTCCGGCGACACCGGCTCGATCCACGTGGATTACGTCGACATTGTTTCGATGTACGCCAGGATGCTGCCCACCTCGCTGAAGAACGCGGTGTGGATCGCCGACATCGGCATGTTCCCGTCGTTGGCACAGATGGGTATGAGCGCCAGCAGCCCCGGTGTCTGGATGGGTGGCTGGACCGCAGCCAATGCTGCCGACGCCCCGCCGATCACCATCTTTGGTCGCCCGGTGTTCTTCACGGAGAAGGTCTCGGCGGCGGGTACTTCCGGCGACATTTCCTTTGTCGACCTGAGCTACTACCTGATCGGTGACCGGCAGGCAGTCAGCGTGGCCGCATCGGAGCACGCCTTCTTCCAGAATGATCAAACCGCGTATCGGATTATCGAGCGCGTTGACGGCCGCCCGTGGCTCCAGAGCCCGCTGACGCCGCACAACGGCGGCGCCACATTGTCGGCATTCGTCGGGCTGGCCTGATAACTCCCGTGGCGCCACGGTGCTGACGCGAGGTACCGCGACCGCAATCGCTAATGCCGAAGCAATAGGCGCCGGGCGCCACGGGTTCTCCTCCGAGTAGCTCCCGACCGGGAGTGAATGGGCAAGCCAGGCAGTGGCGCCCCTGGCCCCAGAACAACAGCCGAGTAGAAGGAGACCAGCAATGGCTGGAATGCGCGCCCTGGGGCGTGTCTACGACGTGGTCAACGCCCCGTCCAGTATCGACATCTGCCTCAAGGACCTGTCCGGTATTGGGTTCGTCTGCGTCAATGGCACCTCGACCGCAGCCATCCTGACCGTGGTGGCCAAGCCGACCTTTGGTGGCTCGTCCAAGACCTGGACTCCTGGCAACGGTTTCGGCCAGCCGCAGGTCATGCACACACGGACCGCAAACACGGCGGCATGGGTGCAGCAGAGCCTTGCGTCGGCATGGTCGTCCAACGCACTGACGGTGCCCATCACGACGACCGGCGCCATCGGCTACGTGGACTTCCTGGTCTCCGAACTGGCCGACACCTACGCCTACATCAACGTGACCGTGTCCGGCTCGGGGGCGACGCTGCCCATGGCCATTCTGTACGACCTCACGGTCCAGCGTTCGCCGTCCAACCTGCGCATTCCCAGCGCATAACACGGAAGGACGCCACGTCCCATGTTGTGGAAGTGCCCGCACTGCGGCACAGCCGGTATCGCGCAGGACTTGGCGTTCTGCCCCGGTTGCTTTCAGGAGGTTGACGAGATGGCGAAGATCACCGCGATGGGCGGTCTGAGCGTGCACCAGCCCGAGGACGTCGCGGTCGAGGGCGAAACGGGACCAGATCTACAGGTGGACGCGCCGGCCACACCGGAGCCCGAGGTCACGTCGGCAACGGAGAACACCGAGACCGTCGACGAGCTACGTGCACGGCTGGCGTGGGCCGAGGCGCAGGCATCCGCCCAGGAGCCTCCTGCCACACCCGAGCCGGCCGCTCCGAAGGAGTAAGGAATGGCCACGGGCTGGGATCTACTTTCGACATTGCGCGAGCAGGCGCAGTACGAGCAGTACTACGCCACGATCCCGCCCGTGGCCTGCCCCAACGATGGCGAGCCGCTGCAACAGGGTCCGCCCGAGGAACCAGGGATTTTGTTCTGCCCGTTCGACGGGTGGCAGTACCCCCGCGATTGGGATCCGAATATCCACTCGGGAATGTGACGAGTAACTGAACAACTGAATATATGGCCACTGCCGATCGGTACGACGACGGTCGGCTCCCAGGAAGCGCGGAGCAGGCATGGCAATCCACCGTCCCACCTATGCGACCCGGCGCATGGTGAAGTCCGCTACGGACATCACCACCACGGCCGAGTTCGACGCGCAGATCGATTCCGCGTTGGAGTCCGCCGCCGACGAGGTGGATTCGCTGTGCCACCGCCGTTTCTACAATATCCAGGAGACGGCCTTCTTTGACTGGCCGAATTTCCAGCGGGCTTATCCCTGGCGCATCTGGCTGGAGGGCCGCGAGCTGGCCACGGTGACAGCCCCCGTGCCGGTCGTGACCTCGGGCGCCACCGTCATTCCCGCCGGTTCCCTGCTGTGGGGGCCGTGGAATTACGCCCCGCCCTTCCGCAAGGTCGAGATCAACCGGTCCACCTCGGCGTCCTTCGGCCTGGGCAGCACGCCGCAGAAGGACGTGTCGATCCTGGGGCTGTTCGGCTACTGGGCCAAGACCCGGCCGGCCGGCGCACTGGCGGCGGCGGTCACGGACACCACGTCCACCACGATCACCGTCACCGACTCGTCCTTGGCCGACGCGGGGGACGTGCTCACCATCGGCACAGAGACGCTCCTGGTGGCCGACACGGCGATGGCCGACACCGGCCAGGCCCAGTCCGGCTCGGGCTGCTCCACCGCCAGCGACGCGGACAACCAGCTCACCGTCGCCGACGGCACCTCGCTGCACGGCCACGAGGTCATCGGCCTGGACGCCGAGCGGATGCTCATCACCTCGATCACCGGGAACGTCGCGACCGTCCAGCGGGCCTACGACGGCACCGTGCTGGCCACCCACACCAACGCCGAGGTCTTCGCCCTGCGTGCCCTCACGGTGACCCGTGGGGGCTTCGGCTCCACAGCAGCCACTCATTCCAACGCGGCACCCATCACGGCAGCCCTGGTGCCCGGTGACGTGCGCGAGCTGGCGCTGGCCGAAGCGCTCAACACCGTGTTCCAGAAGACCTCCGCCTACGCCCGCACCATCGGCGAGAACACCCGGGTCGTTCCCGGCGGTTCGCTGCCGGACCTGCGATCCCGAGTGATGCGTGGCTACGGCCGCCAGGCCCGATCGAGGGTGGTGTGACGTGGGTATCAGCGTGAGCACGTCGGGACCACTGTTCGACGGTCAGGCCGAGGCCATCTTCAATGACGCCCGCCAGGCTGGGCTGGCCCGGCTCTCCGAGAAGGGCGCGTCCCTGGCCCGGCAGGCATTCGACGGTGCCATCCGGGCCAACCAGGGCCGGTTCATCGGCAGCGTGACGGTGTTCCAATCCTCCACCACGGTCTCCGACGCCGGCTACACGATGGCCATCGACGTGCCGCAGAAGACCGAGGTCGTGTCCACCACGACCGCGTCCTACGGCCCCTGGTTGGACGGTGAGGGCAGCCGCAACGCCAGCACGAGGTTCAAGGGCTACCACGGGTTCCGCGAGGCTGCCGGCGAACTGAACGCGGTCGCCGGTACCGAAGCCGAGGCAGCCTTGCGGCCATTCATCGAGCGGGTGAATGCCTGATGAGTTTCGATGACGCTGCGGTGCGCGACCTGATGAGCCGAGTGACCAGCCATGCCGGCACGCTCGGGGTGTTCCGGCGGGTCAATTCCCACGAGCCCAAGAGCGCACCGGGCAATGGGTTGACCTACGCGTGTTGGGTGCAGGCCATCGAGCCACTGGGGCAGGCGTCCGGTCTGGACTCGACCACCGGCTACGTCGTCCTGCTGGGACGCATCTACGGCAGCATGCTGCAAAAGCCCGAGGACGACGTGGATCCGCGCATTCTGTCGGCAGCCACCACGTTGATCGGTGCTTACACGGGCGACTTCGACTTCGGCGAGACTGTGCGCAATGTGGATCTGCTGGGCATGTATGGACAGAAGCTGCGTGCCCAGGCTGGTTATGCGCGCATTGGAGAGTCCACGTACCGGATTATGGATATCACCATCCCCGTGGTGATTAATGATATGTGGAAGCAGGTGGCGTAATGGCTAAGACGGGCGGGCTCGGCGCGAAGT